ATATTGATACACAAATTGCAGGTTTTGACTTTTGTATTTCTTTTAAAGTTCGCCAACCTGAATCACTTTGAATATCCTCCCAATATACCATATAAAAATCAAACTCAAATGGTATGCCCGGTAAGACATCTGATTTTTTAGTTTTTTTCGCCATTCTTTACACTCTCATAAATTAAAATTGTTACGCCAGCAAGAATTATAATTAATACTTCTTGTGGCACATACATATAGATTGATTGTAGTATGTTGTTGATTTTTTCTACTACGAACATTCTTTATCTGCTATTTTAGTGTCTTTTAATAAACTACACTTATATTTACTATCTGCTTTCATTCTTATATCAGCGGCTATACCCTCTAATATATTTGGTAAATGTTGTTCAATAACATCTATCATATCTAAAGCATAAAGGTGCATTAATCTTTGTAACTCACCTTCTAATACAGAGGTATCAACATTGTTACCTTGTACTTTTTGTGTAATAATATGACCAATGACCGCCGTATTATAATCATTTGCTTGTACTGATTTTGCAAAGGCATTTAAACCAAACCAAATCATCAAACCAATAAAAATTAACTTTTTCATAATGTATATAATCTCCTTTTGTTATTTATTGGTATACTATACACTATCCAGCTGATAGAGTCAAGCGCTTTTTTTAACTTTTTTTTGTTGATTTTACTTGTTTTTTTGATTATTTTGGTGTGGCATTTACGCCACACCAGTTGATTCGTTACATACTCAACGCACCAGAGGTTGTACCTCTAGCTTGAGTCTTGTATTCGTCATTCCAACTAAATGCTTCTTTTACAACAGCCGCTGAAAGACCTTTATAGTGTTTATGCAATTCTTTATCTTTCATTCTGATTGCAACATCAGCTTCGCCTTTTGAAAGGCCCTCTAGTGATTGAATAAACATTGTTTCTTTTCTTGTTTTTGATATTGTGTCCGCACCATCTACAAAATGCCAATATTTTCTTGACTCTTGTTCTAGGTAAGTATGCTCTGTACCCTCAGGTGCTTCGTTTGCTATAAATGGTGGTGTACCTTCTGGTAAATCCCATTTAATATTAGGGTCGAAACTACCCTTAATTACTCGTCTTAAACCTGGACTATCATTCTCTTTTAGAACAGCAATCTTTTTAGGTTTATCTTTTGCATTATTAACTTTTGTCAAAATTTCGTGCATTAGTAACTTACCAGAACCACTTGTAGAGGCCATGGTGTTCATTTGATTTCTTGACAATAAGTTAGGATTTTGCTCTGCCATATTATCTCCTCATGTTAAAAGTCACCAATGTTTTCCATTAAAGACTTCAATTTATTTTCAATAAAATAAGTTAATAACTTTGACCGGTCATTAATCTTATAACTTCTGAAACTATTTATAATAGCATCCTCATAGACTTTTGGTATTTTTGTAAGGTCTATTAAGTTCTCATTCCTAGACCAGTTTTTACCAATATAATCAGTATGATTACTTTTATTAGAAAATTCTTCTATTCTTTTCTTGGTCATAGGTTTTTGTTTTTCACCAGTAACAAATACATCATCTTCCGATAGTATATTTGGTACACCATCTGACCTATCACCTTTTAATATCTGTTCTAATAAGAATTGTTTAGGGTCTATATCTTCACCCACCATTTGTTTTTGTATAGGAGCATATTGTTGTACATTCTTATATTGTTGTAATTGTATAAAGTCTTTATCGCCAGAAACAATCATAATAGGCTCATCTTGATAATAATATTTTACAAGTGTTGCAATAATATCATCTGCCTCACACTTCTCATTATACATCACAACATAAGGAAAGTTTTCTTTAATCTCATTCTTTATATTTGTAATGATATTAAATATATTATCCCAATCAAAGGTAGACTCTTCTCTACCTTTTTTTCTACTATATTTGTAATGTGAAAATATATCTCTACGCCATGGGTCACCTGCGTCTGAACAAAGTACCATTTTGCCATACTTTGATTTAAACTTTACATTAAAACCACGCAATGAATTTATGACCATATGTCTAATCATATCTTCATTAGCATTTGTAATATCAGGTTGACCTCTAGTTTGTGCCATTAAATTAGATATTAATACTTGGTTTAGGTCAACTAAAATCATTGATAACTCACCCATATGACCCATGATATTGCTATTGTAAACATGATTGTTAATGTATGATTACCTAAATTCCAGGCACTTTTACCTACTGTATATGGATTTTTAGGGTCAATCATTGCTTCTTTTTTTGTCATTTTTCTATAAGGTAATTTAGGGCCTTGTATAATATCATTACCATATTCGTCCTCAGTTTCAAATAATTGTTGTTGTTTACTCATGTTCACCGCCTGGGTCACCCTCTGGTAGTTTTACCTTATAAGCTTGACCATGTTTATCTCTATAAATTACATAATCACGGCCTCTACCATAACTATGATAGGTGCCAAACTTATATTCATATTTTTTTTCTACATTATGAAACTGTTTAAATGTATAGTAACAAGCCATAATCAAAGCGATATGACCAATTACTAAACTACCCCATATATCAGGTCTAATTAATCCAAAAAAATATAATGTAAATGCCGTTGACCATACAAATGATAGTACAGATAATAATTGTAGTCTTACGGTCTTAGGAAGTGCTCTTAAATCATTTTTACTATCATCAAATAGAATTGTCGCTGTCGCTATCATCCAATTTCTCATTACTCATCACCGTTAAAATAATATACATGATTACTATTGAAGTTATAATACCTATTATAAGAAATAATAATCCGTGTTCTAAGTCCATTAAAATTTTCTAACAATATGTTTTCTTAATGCTCTTACTAATTCTTCAATCTTATCTATTACAGCAATTAAACTAGTGTCTGTAATATAACTTGATTGTTGTTTAAGTTTATCATATTCTTTTAGAGGTATTGTGACCGTTGATTGTTCATTCTCATATGTTAAATCGTGGTCGTGTGTATCTCTATCAAAATCATCACTCATAAAAACCTTTTGGTTTACCGTTTAATGAAGCAGGGGCCGGAAGGGCCCCTGTCTCCTGATTTATGGTTACGCTGAGTAACCTTGAGCACCGAACAGCGCCGATTGACCAGCTGCGATAACAGCTTTTGACGGAGTTCCTACTCTGTAAGAAACACCAGCTGATGTTCTATTTTCATAAATCATCATGCCTTCGTTTCTTAATTTACCTACCATAGAAGCAGGTGACCTTAGGTCAAATTTAGACCTTAAAGTTTTCCAAGTAACAGAGTTACCTGAATTAAAAAGGTTTCTCACCTTTGTTGTTTTAGATGTTTTAGCTCTTGCCATAACATTCTCCTCTTGTTTGTTGTTAAATAAAAATTTAAACATTTGTTTAAATCACTCTCTTTCTGCCACATTTTACAACCGAGGCTGGCGATTCCTGACGGAATTCTTTATTCCCAATCATTGTTAGGGTCGAAGTCAGGAGTAAATTCGACACCACTAGGGTTAAGTTCATCTTTAACATCATTACTGATTGGTTTTGTTTTCTTTTTGAAACTCATATTTTGTAGTTTTTCATAATCAATTCTAGCCATTTGATTATTATTTCTATCTATTTTTAATTCTACTGTATTGTCCACCATCTTTTGTACTATATGATTTAGACCAAAATCTCTTTTAATTGTGCTTCGTAATACATCTACTAAAAAACTAAAATCTTTTGTAAAGGTTTCTGTCTGTGTTTTCATAGCTAAATCAACAAAGTGATGTAGTAATTTAAGGGCAATATCATCAACGGCAGTTTCTACAAACTTATTAGTTTGTTCTTTTTCAATTCTCTTTTGAAACTTGGTGTCTTTAACACCTGTATTTGCCTTGTTTTTAATCTTATTAACTGGAAACAAGATAACATTATCATCAGCCACTAATTTTCTCACCCTTATAATTTACTAAACCTTTATCTGCAAAGTATTCAACCAATTGATTATAACCACCAATTAATATATCATCAATCTTTATTTGAGGCATAGTTCTTACTTGTTTACCTACAGCCTCATATAATTCTTCTGGTGATTTAAAATCTTGACCAAACATTTTTTCTTCGTAGGTCATTCCAAGGCCTTTGACTAAGGCCTTAGACTTATCACAATATACACAATTAGGTTTACTGTATATTATTATTTTCATCACTATCACTCATTATTTCTTTGTACTTAATTTGAGCCTTCTCTTTTAAGTTATAAGCGTCAACAGCTTCAGCAATTGTGAAGTTGTACATCTTATTATACTCACCTAAAGGCAATCTTAAGCCAATCCAAACTCTGTAATATCCGTTTTTAGTAAGTGTAACATCTTGTTTAAAGATTTCATAACCTCTTACAGGTGTATTACTAATCTTGTTTACTAAAATAGATTCTACTTCACTTACAACTGTTTTAGTATTTGTTTTACCAAGTTCAGTTATAAATTGTTTAGATTCTTTGTTCATTTCGCCTGCAATAATATCGGCCAATTCAGATTTTGCTAACATCTTACCTTTTTCGATTGCTAATTGCAAGTCAGGAGATACAGCCGTTGCTACACCAAAGATACACATTTTATCTTTATCTTTGCCAAGCCAAGGAGTATCACACGCCTTACTTTCAGAATAGTCAGCCATGTACCATTTAGGAACAGTATTCATAACTTTACCTTTTTCTGATTTGATTTTATAGGTACTTGAACAGGCTGTCATTAACAGACCAACTGCACCTATCATTATTAGTTTACTTATTTTCATTTTAACCACTCTCTTTCATACTATACACTATGTCCTGCATAAAGTCAAGCGTGGATTGTACATAACCCCAGGCGTCTTCACTAGATACATCATATAATATAACTAAAACAAGAGCTACAATGATTATATTTCTAATCATTTTACCTCCCAATCGCCATTTTTAGTTAAACAAATCGTGCCAAATGACTTAAAAGCATGATTTTTCCTGTCGTATTTACGACAATACGGTGGTGTGTTTATATCTGTATAATAGAATTCTGCAAATAAATCCCAATAACTAGGACCATCAAACCTTTTTCTACCATCAGCACACTCTAATATTTCTTCTTTTATAACTTCGTTATCAACTTCTTTTATTGTTATCTTTATATAACAAAACTGACCATTTACCTCATCAGGATTTATAGGTACTATTTTTGTATAATCTTTTGCTACTGCAACACCAGTAACTATAAGAAATACAATTAGTATGAAAGTCCATACCAAATATCTACGCATATTATACCAAGGGTCAAACATATTTTTTCAATTCCTCAATACTCTGTTTCGTATTATATATGTCTTCTTCTAAAATGTCAATGGTGGATTGATTATTAGTTAATTCAATCTCCTCTTGCTTTTCTTTAACTTCGTTCTCTAATTGTTCTATTTTTTCACTATATCTTGATGTGTAATTAGTCATGTTTTTCTACCCATTGTCCGTCTGGTAACTGACAAGCAGTACCAAATATCACCTCTCTATTTACAGCACCTACACCAATTAGGGGCCATGAATTTGTTATATCAATTGTAGCGTCATAATCTTTACATTTTATAGGACCTTGTGTATAAGACCTAGTAATTTTTATTATACCACTATTACCTGTTTTACCATTGTACCAGTTCGTATAACTTTGACTATGGTTTGGTGATGTATTTAAATGGTCTACAAATACGGCATTGTGTACATCATAATCTGATTTATACATAATCTCAGCACCTGCAAATGCACCAAAAACAGCACAAGTAGCTATCGCATAAGGATTTTCAACACCCATTGCAACACAAGAACCTGTTGTAGTTGTACTACCTAACACGGCACCAACTTGTGACCTATTTACACTACTGCAATTGGTTAGTGAAAATAGTCCTAAAAATGCTAAACACAGGATTATACTTTTTCTTTTCGCCATTCTCATTCGTCCTGG